GCTGGGTATTTGAGCCTGAAACTAATACTATTGTTTTTCCAGATAATACCGAGCAAACTACTGCATATAATATATCTGGGCCGTATGCAAATTCAACATTGGCAGCTGCTGGTGGCGTAGCAATTACTGGACTTTACTACGATTCAGACGGTAATGTAAAAATTCGACTAACATAATGATATGCATGAGACACTAAGTGATGAAAACTTTTTGATATATGCGGCCAAGCATTACGATAACTCGTATTGCTGTTCGACTGATGAGTTTCTCGAAGACCTCAAGAGACTCAAGTATATCAAGAAGCTCCTGACCCGGTACTTAGAGACCGGTGAGCTCAAGGAGCGATTGATCCTAAATCATATTATAGTATTGAATAATATGTTTGGCGCTGAGCATGTGTGCAGGATTCTGTACTTAAAGCTCGGCGACTATTTTGGCCACATCATGCCGTTTCTGGTGCTGTTGAATGTCCTTCCGGACAAGCTATATAATATAGGTGAGGCGACCGTCGTGGATCTAGACATGATAACCATGGACGCAGTAATAGTAGAGAGACTGAGGAAGATCTGATGTCAAAGAAGAAACCAGATAGAACTGCCCGCAGAGCTCTAGAGCTGTTCAAGGACGCTCGCTTCTCAAAGCGCGTTGTCAAGAGCAAGAAGGTCTATGATCGCAAGCGTGACAAGCGTATGGTTAATGAGACAGACTCTACTACTCCCGTCAACGCCATGGGCGCTTCCAGCTCGTCGCAGGGACCAATTCAGACTTACGACCCGCTGCTGCAGATTGGTAAGCGTAAGCTAAAGAAATTTTCGATGTTCAAAAGAAAGCCAGTTTAACATGGTAGCTGCTAGAACATCAGATATACGTCGTGCTATAGATAAGCTAGCAGACATCCATGCGGACATCAGTAAGATGTTAGCATTGCACGAGCAGCGTTTAAACCAGCATGAAAAAACACATGAAATTCTGAGCGACGAGGTTGAGAAAAGACGTCTCGAAATAAAAGACGTTACAGGCGATCTATATAAAGAGATAGATCAGAAGACTTCTGGTATTATGGAAGAAATCAAGAAGAATGCTGATAGAAGCCTTGATCAGCATAACCGTCTGAACGATAAGATCACCAGTTTAGCGCGCTATATATGGATGGGCGTTGGTCTCAGCATCGGTCTCAGCGTCCTCATTTCGATAGCTACCGTTACAATAAATCTACTCCATCTCATAAAATAGTAGTTTACAACAGCCGTCATTGGTTGTATAATAGGCTATGCCTTTTATTAGTGGTGTTTTATGGACTGGCTCGAGAGCAAGTACATCGGTCTAGTCTCGTCTAGGCTGACTGGATTTAAGAAGAAGTCGGGAAACAGCTATAACTTTCGGTGCCCCATCTGTGGGGACTCAAAGAAGAGTAAGACTAAGGCCCGTGGTTGGATCTTTGAGAAGTCTGGCAAGAGTCGCTTCTACTGCCATAACTGCAACGCGTCCATGAGCCTGCCCAAGTTAATTAAAACATTGGACGAGGGTCTATACCGTGAGTATAAGCTCGAGTCCATGCGCGATGGCGCGCCAGGTTTCAACCCTCCAAAGATCGTGCATCCGGTAAGCTTCGACTTCAGGCCGGTGTTTGAGAGGTCAGACCCGCTCAAGAGTCTTACTCGAGTCAGCGCCCTGCACCACAACGACCCGATAAAGAAATATGTGATGGATCGAAAGATCCCGCCGGAGTACCACTACAAGCTGTTCGTCACCGACGCATTCTGCGCCTACGTCAACACGCTTATCCCTGGTAAGTTCTCTGACGGTGCGCTGGCGCACGACGAGCCGCGGCTGGTGATACCATTCATCAATCGTGAATCCAAGGTCCACGCTCTTCAGGGTCGATCGATGAGCGCTGGATCTAAGTCAAAGTATATCACGATCGTGCTGGACGAGAGCGTGCCGAAGATCTACGGGTTAGACGAGCTCCGCGCGGGCAAGACCTACGTTCTCGAGGGCCCGATCGACTCCATGTTTTTACCAAACGCGATCGCGACAGCCGGCGGTGACCTGCGCGCTGCCCAGTCGGTGTGCTCTATAGAAGACATGGTCGTGGTATATGACAACGAGCGTCGATCTCGCGAGACCGCCCAGAAGATGGGAAAAGCTGCCAGGCAGGGTTTCAAGGTCTGTTTCTGGCCAGAAAATGTAGTGTACAAGGACGTCAACGATATGGTAAGATATGGGAATATGTCGCGCGATCAGCTGGTGTCGGTGATCGACGCGAATACCTATTCTGGGCTTAGAGCAGAGATGGAGTTGAGCAGATGGAAGCGGGTCGCTGCCTGAGCGAGCAGGAGATGTTCTACGCGAGGCTGGAGGGAAGGCACGCCGCGCTCGACGAGCGCGCCGGGCTCGATTACGCGTACCCCAGCCTGATCTTTCTATACGGCAAGCTCGCGAGCAAGAAGCCGTTGGTTGAGTTTATAAGAGGATATAACGATGCATCACGCGAGATTAGTGGCAAAGACAGAACCAGTAGGATTAAACCCTGACTGCTACAACGCAGACGAGTTTATCGCGTACGTAGCTAGAGTCTCTAATCCAGCTAACCAGTCTAATAAAGAGACGGCTTCGAAGCTGATAACTTATCTCAAGAAGAATAAGCACTGGTCTCCGTTCGAGATGGTTCACGTGGTCATGGAGATCACCACAACACGTGATATCGCGCGCCAGATCCTGCGACATCGCTCGTTCTCGTTTCAGGAGTTCAGTCAACGCTACGCCGATCCTACTAAAGACCTAGGTTTTGTTTATAGAAAAGCTCGTTTACAAGACGTTAAAAATAGGCAGAACAGCATCGAAACTGATGACGAGCGCCTTCAAAATAATTGGGACAACTACCAGCAAAAAGTATTAGATACCATTAACGAGGTGTATAAGTGGGCCATCGATTCTGGCATAGCCAAGGAGCAGGCGCGCGCCGTGCTGCCAGAGGGATTAACTGTGTCTCGCATGTACATGGCCGGTTCCGTTCGCTCGTGGATTCACTACTGCGAGCTTCGAATGTCTAACGGTACTCAGAGAGAGCACCGCGACGTAGCTACCTCCGCGTGGTATGAGTTAACAAGAGAATTTCCAACCCTGCGCGACAGCCTTCACGGGTGAGGCTAAATATATCGCAATATTAAGGAGTATGAATGACGCTCACCGTAATTAAGCGTGACGGTCGCAGAGAGCCGTTGAACCTCGACAAGTTTCACAGAGTAACTATGTGGGCCTGCGAGGGCTTAAGCACGGTGTCGGCGTCTGAGATCGAGATGCGATCTCACATCCAGTTCTACAACGGGATGAAGACGTCGGAGATTCAGGAGACTCTCATCAAGGCCGCGGCCGACCTGATATCGGAAGACACTCCTGGATACCAGTACGCGGCCGGCCGGCTTATCAACTACCACCTCCGCAAGGAGGTATATAATTCTCATGTTCCATGGGAGCTGTCTAATCACATCATAGAAGTTGTATCATACGGCTATTACGACAAGGAGATTCTCAACGAGTATACTCTGGACGAGATGGCCGTTCTCAATAGCTACATCGATCACGACCGTGACTTCGACATCGCCTACGCCGGCATGGAGCAGTTTCGCGGTAAGTACCTGGTAAAGAATCGCGTTACCGGTAAGATCTTTGAGACGCCTCAGATGGCTATGATGCTTATCTCTATGATTTTATTTATGCGTTATTCTAAGGAAACAAGGCTTAAATGGGTGAAGGAATTCTACGATGCGCTATCTACTTTCCAAATATCTCTCCCAACTCCGATCATGGCTGGACTCAGAACTCCCCAGAAGCAGTTCAGCTCTTGCGTTCTCATCGAGACTGACGACTCTCTCGACTCAATTACTGCTACGGCATCTGCTATCACTAAGTACGTTTCTCAAAAAGCTGGTATTGGAATCGGTGCCGGTCGTATTCGCGCTCTTGGGTCTCCTGTTCGCAACGGGGATACTAGCCATACTGGTGTTATTCCATTCTACAGGTTATTTCAATCAGCAGTTCGATCGTGCTCACAGGGAAGCGTTAGAAACGGCGCGGCTACTCTATACTACCCTGCTTGGCATCTGGAGGTAGAGGACCTTCTGGTCCTGAAGAACAACAAGGGTACCGAGGACAATCGTATCCGTCACATGGACTACTGCGTCCAGTTCAACAAGGTCATGTACGAGCGGCTGCTGTCCGGTGAAAGCATAACCCTGTTCTCACCGCACGACGTCCCGGAGATGTACGAGGCGTTCTTCACCGACGTTGATAAGTTCCGGGAGCTGTACGAGCGCGCCGAGAAGAATACCAAGCTTAGGAAGAAGACGATACCAGCGATCGAGCTGTTCTCCAACTTCCTGCAGGAGCGCAAGGACACAGGGCGAATCTACCTCATGAACGTAGACCACGCCAACGACCACGGCGCGTTTGTCAAGGAGATGGCGCCGATTCGACAGTCGAACCTGTGCTGCGAGATCGACCTCCCGACCAAGCCAATAAATAACGTGCTCGATCCGTCCGGTGAGATCAGTCTGTGCACGCTCGCCGCAATAAACTGGGGAAAGATACGTGAGCCTTCTGACTTTGAGCGGCCCTGCGACCTTGTCGTTAGGGCTCTTGACTCTCTTCTGGACTATCAGGACTATCCGGTCGCTGCGGCAAAAGTGTCCACCATGGCTCGACGCCCTCTGGGCGTTGGCGTCATTAACCTCGCTTATTGGCTTGCTAGGAACGATATACGCTATAGCGACGTGGACAGCACCGGCCTGGATAAGCTCCATGAATATCTCGAAGCCTGGTCATATTATCTTATTAAGGCGTCAGTAGACCTCGCGGAAGAGAAGGGTGCCTGCCACAATTGGTTTGAGACGAAATATTCTCGCGGCGTCATGCCCATCGACACGTATAAAAAAGAAGTCGACGAGCTAGTAAAACCAGTGTATCGCATGGACTGGAGCGCGCTGCGTGAGAAGGCAAAGAAATCGGGTATTCGCAACTCAACCCTGATGGCGCTTATGCCGGCTGAGACATCTGCGCAGGTGTCCAACTCCACCAACGGCATCGAGCCGCCGCGGTCCCTGGTGTCGGTCAAGCAGAGCAAGGACGGCGTCATGAAGCAGGTCGTTCCTGAGGTTCGAAAGCTGAAGAACAAGTACGACCTGCTCTGGAGCCAGAAGTCGCCGGAGGGATACCTGAAGATCTGCGCCGTGATCCAGAAGTTTGTGGACCAGGGCATCTCGGTGAACACGTCGTATAACCCTCGCCACTACGACGGCGAGCAGATTCCCATGTCGGAGCTGATGAGGCACATGGTGATGTTCTATAAGTACGGGGGCAAGCAGCTCTACTACTTCAACACGGCGGACAACGCCGGTGAGATCGCTCTACCAGAGCTCGAGGCAACCAAGACAGAGGAAGCAGACTGCGACAGCTGCAAGATATAATGAAAACTTATGTATATAATGAACTAGGCGATGAAAAGCCGATTGAGATCAACGAAGATCAGATTATGGATCAATATTGGGAATACTGGTGGTCTCAAATAATTAAGGTTGGACACATGAAGAACAGCAATGCGTATTATATGCTTAGAGATAAGCTTAGACAAGAATGTATTTACGATTTTGTTGCTGTTAACTGGGCTGTTGAGAAGAAATGACAGTATTTGACGTCGACGGCAAGCGTGATCAGACCAATAACAAGATCTTTCTAGACGAGCCGGTAACTCTAGCTCGCTACGACAAGCACAAGTACTCGTGGCTCGACAAGCTTACTGAGAAGCAGCACGGGTTCTTCTGGCGGCCGCAGGAAGTAGACGTCCTTCGCGACGCCAAAGACTTCAAGGCGCTGAGCAAGCACGAGCAGCACATCTTCACGTCTAACCTGAAGAGGCAGATCCTACTCGACTCGGTGCAGGGTCGTGCTCCGACTCTAGCATTCGGACCCGTCTGCTCTCTGCCAGAACTAGAGCTGTGGCTGTCGGCATGGGCGTTCTCTGAGACCATTCACTCCAAGTCGTACTCGTACCTGATCCAGAACGTATATCCCGACCCGTCCAAAGTGTTCGACGAGCTCATGGACGTCAAGGAGATCGTCGACTGCGCCAAGGATATTGGCAAGTATTATGATAAAATGATTTGGTTTAATAATATCAGACCTCTTGGTATCGCCGACAAGCAGCCAATTGATTTTTATGATGCATTTGATCACAAGAAAGCTATCTGGTTAGCGCTCGTGTCAGTCAATATTCTCGAGGGTATTCGCTTCTACGTCTCGTTCGCGTGCTCGTGGGCGTTCGCTGAGGTTAAGAAGATGGAGGGTAACGCTAAGATCATCAAGTTTATCTGTCGCGACGAAAACCTTCATCTAGCCGGCACTCAGCAGCTTCTCAAGGCGCTGCCTCATGACGATAAGGACTTCGTCAAGATCGCCAAGCAGACTGAGAAGGAGTGCGTGCAGATGTTCGTTAACGCCGTAGAGCAGGAGAAGGCCTGGGCCAAGTACCTGTTCAAGGACGGGTCGATGATCGGTCTGAACGAGCAGCTGCTGTGCCAGTACGTCGAGTGGGTCGCCAACAAGCGCATGACTGCTGTTGGTCTCGACACTCCATACAAGGGTGGGTCCAACCCGCTGCCGTGGACACAGAAGTGGATCAGTGGATCAGAGGTTCAGGTCGCTCCACAGGAGACGGAGATCACATCGTACGTCGTCGGCGGAGTCAAGCAGGACGTAAGCAAGGACACGTTGAAGGGTCTTTCGCTCTAGCATAAATAGGTCCATGACATGGATCTATGGTATAAAGAACTTCGAGAGTGAGGACATAGGCGATAACTTTGGTTTCGTCTATATGATAACCAACACCACTAACGGTCGTAAGTACATCGGCAAGAAGTGGTTTTGGTCGACTCGCAAGAAGAAGATCAAGGGAAAAAAGCGCGCCAAGCGCGTTCGGCTGGAGTCGGACTGGAAGAGCTACTACGGTTCGTCCGATGAGCTGTGCGCCGATGTGGAGAAGATAGGCGCAGATAAGTTCAAGCGTGAGATACTAATATTGTGCAAGACAAAGGGCGATTGCTCATACCACGAAGCCCGTCTCATAATAGAGTACAACGCGCTTTTAGACGAGAGCTATTACAACAGATGGCTGTCACTGAAGGTTCACGCCGGCCATCTCACCTGACGCGCCGCCCAAGCCTAGTCTTATATCGCTTCCCGCGCCTAGCCTTATTATACTCCGGACTCTCGAGCTTGCTGTAGTTCAGCTTTCCGTGCCACCACCCGTCCGGAATAGGCTGATCGCTGCTGATCCACTTGTTTATGACACCGTTGGTGATTCTAGTCTTTCCCCTGTGGTTTGGCGGGAACTTATCCCTAGGCACCATCCTACCGCGCTTCCAGCCCATCCTCTCGAATATCTCAAACTCAGCCGGCTTGATAAACTTACTCATGAGGCCGTTGTTATACCACGCACTTCCAGCATGGCCGTGACTTCTGTCTATCGTTTTTCTTGGATGTCTAAAACTCTCGGGAAGTATATTAGAGTGCTCAGCACAATATGTGCACCTGAGCGCTAGATTGTTAATATTTTTGTTTTCTTTATGCCCGTCCCTGTGGTATAATACTAAATAGTCAGGAAGCTCCTGTTTGGTCTGAGCAAACTTAATCCAAGTACCAGCGCCACAAATCTCACA